GGCCATGAATTGCTCATCGGTCATGCATATTCTCCTTTCACAGTAGACGACCAGGCCGAAGCCGTGGCCGATTTTTGGACGCCATCGACTACCTTGTCGGCTGCCTTGGCGTTGGCCTGTTCATTGGACTGGATCAGCGCACCGGTCTGCTTCGCCTGATCGGCGCGTAGCCCAGCCACTTCAGCCCGCAGCGCCTTCACCTCGGCCGCCAGCGCATCCGAGCCTGCATTCGACGCGGCCGAGTACCGGCTGTAGTCGATCGCTGGTGCCGCGCTGGCCACCATCGCCGTCGCGGCCGGCACCTCGGTGAACTTCACACCCAGCCCATCGGACACGCTCATCGCCGCTTGCAGGTTGGCGATGGCCTGCGCCACCGTCAGCACGCTGTCGTTGATGGTGATGAGGCCCTTGACCTGCGCTTCGAGAGCGTCATAGCTGGCCTGCTGCAGGTCGACCTGCACCGTCGCCCATTTGATCGCCTCCTCGTTTGCCGCAACCACGCGCGCGTAATCTGCGGCGTATTTGGCATCCGAAGCGTTTACCACCTGGGAGGCGGTCAGGAACGCCTGCTCGGCGGCGGACAGCCCGGACTGTGCCGTCGTGTCGCCGGCGTTGGCAGCCGCCAGCGTCTTCTCGAACTGCGCCCGCGCCTCCGCGTATTTCTGCTCTGGCGTGAGGGTGGATTGATTGCCTAGTGCGAGATTGGCATTCAAGCCATTCAGTGTGGTCACCCATGTTTTCGATTTCTCGATCGCGGTTTTGGCTGCAGTGGCTTCCTTGTCGTACGCGGTTGCCAGCGCATCCTTGGCCGATACCACAGCCTTGGCCGCCTGCACCTGGTCGAACAGCGCCTTATTCACGTCGGCGATGCCGGCCCGCTGGATGGCCAGCAGTTCCGCGTCGCTTTTCGTGAGTTCGTTGAGCTGCTGTTGCAGGTCGCGATGCTCACTGGCGATCTCGCTGGCAGTTTTTGCGACTGCTGCGAATTCGCCCGTGGCAGCCGCCAATTCGGCGGCGTAGTCGGCGACCTGCTTGAATGGCTCCGCAATGGCAATCAGCTGGCCGTACAGCGCCTGGCCGGCCGCCGTGTTCAGGTCCTGCGCCAGCACCAGCGCCTTGAACTGCTCGCTGGTGGTGACGCTCGAATACCCGAGCGCGGTCATTGCAGCGCTGACCGATTTAGTGATCGGCGCCATGCGCTCGGCTTCGCTGAGATAGTTCTCGGCAAAGTAGGCCGTGCCCGACGTCAGTTTTTCCAGCCCACCGGCTGCCGCAATCAGATCCTGGCTGAGTTTGACCGCACCGAGGCCGGCCGAATTGAACGATTTACCCAGCACCGCCAGCACGTCATTGACTTGCATCTGTTCATTGGCAACCCGCACCAGCGTTTCCAGATACCCCTCACCCACCTGCTGGAACTGCGCAATGCCTGCTACGCTCCAGCGGGCCATATCGTCGCCCAGTTTTGAGAACGCTGTCTCAAGAGCCTTCTGCTGCTCCTCTCCCGTCAGGTCTTTCAGGCTGATCTTTCCGAGATCGACAACGAAAGAATTGAGCTTTTCGTTAAATGCCGCGCCGTCCAGGCCCAGCACGCCGGCTGCGCCACGAATGGTGTCACCCATACCGGTGATAATCATCGTGAACTGGTCATTCATCTCATCGGACAAGTTCGCGTAATTGGTGTCGCTCTTGTTGCTGTACGTGACGCCGAACGCCTTTTTCTTTTTCTGCACATCCGCGTAGGCCTGCGCAGTGAAACCGAGATCATCGATCTGGCCCAGCGACATTGCTTTACCGGTAATGCCCTGATCGGTGATCGACGTGGTGGAACCAAACAGTTTGCCCAATTGTTTGCCCAGCACCGTACCCAGGACAGCCCCGATGGCAATCCCCAAGGGACCGCCCACAGCCAGCAGCGAGGTGCTCATGAAACTGCCCATGCCAACGTAGGCGCCCAGTGCAGCACCGCCCAGGCCACCGGCAGCCATGCCTGCGGCGGTGCCAAGGGAGCCGCCGGGGATGGTCGTTCCGGTTTGGACCCCGGCAGCTGCGCCACCGCCAGCGGCGACGACGCCACTGCGCGCCAGCAGACCTGCCAGATTGCCAATTCCCGCCACCATCTGTTTCAGCGACAGGTCCATCGAGATGGTGTGCGCCAGGCCCAGCCCGGAATTTTTCTCCATGATGGCTAGGCTGTGTGCGATCGATTCGGATTTAGCATTGCTGTCGCCAAGCACCGTGCCGGTACCGTTGGCGGCCTGTCGCTGCTGGGATACACTCGCGCCACCACCAACGCCCCCAAACATCTTGGCGCCAACAGCTACAACGGCCGCGAGAGTTGCTGCGCCGGCCGCCAAGTTCAGCGGGAACGGTAGCGACGCCATCGCTTTCACCACGGCCGTGATACCCCAGGCACTGGCCTCGGTCGCTGCCAGGCCGGTAGACGCTGCCGTAGTCGCGGCCTCGCCGGTAAGCTTGGTCGCGTTCAGGGCAACGTTCGCAGCCACCTCCCCTTCCTTGAAGAAGACTTTCTTGACCATCGACTCCAAAGCCATGGCCATCTCGTATGCACGGAACGCGCGCTCCGTGGTCTCCATCACCTTGTAGCCCTTCGAGTTCTCTTTGAAGAAGCCCTTCGACGCGGCCGCCATGTCGCCGTAGGATTTGATTTGCGCCTGGGCCGAGGCCTTCGAAGCAGCGATCTCAGCCTTGGCGATCTTGTCAGCGCTGCTTTTGGGATCCGCCTTCACCGCCGCCAACTGCGCGGCCACGGCCTGCTGCTGCACGGCGTAGTCGGTCAGCGCCGTGGTCAGGCCCCCGATAGCGGTGCCCACGGTACCGAACGAAGCGGCCATGCCTTGGGCAGCCGACTTCGCTGCGTTGTCCACGGCAACCAGGATGTCTAGCAGTTCCTTGGCTTTCGCCACGCTGGTGCTCGTGTCCAGCGCCTCGCCGACCTTCTGCATGCCGGCCAGACGCGTGTACGCTGCGATCTTGGCGTCGATTGCGGCCACAGCCTTATCGCTCCCCTCAAACAGGGAAACAGTTGCCCTCTCGGCTTCCAGTTGCGCAATGGTCGCTGCGGTGACCGCCGACGGCAGTTTGTTGAATGCGGCGATCTGCATCTCGGTCGCGGCGATCTGGTCATTGATAGCGACCAGCTCCTTGGCGTTCGCCGCTTCAGCATCGCGAGCCGGCTTGTCGCGGTCGTACTCGTACGCGATGCGTAGTTGCTCTGCGGTGACCAGCGATGAGCGAAGTGCCTCGTTGCGCTGGGTGCCAAGTTGCTTGATTTTGGCGCCGTTGGCAACACGCTCGGCCACGTCCTTGCCGTTGTAGGCGGACAGCGCGGTGATCTCGGCGTCAAATACCTTCACCGAATCCTCGCCGGCTTTGATCGCGGCGTCGCGCCGGGCCGTGTACACCTGATAGTCGGAGGCAAGCCCTTGCCGCTGCAGTTCAGTGACCGAAGTCACGCCTTCCGCTCGCATATTCTTCTCGCGCTCGATGCCCGACTTAATGGCGTCGAGGCGTGCATCAATTTGCGCTTTGCTGTTGGCCGCCAGATTTTTACCCGCGTCCGATGCCTTCCAGGTTTCGGTAGCAAGCTTCGAAACCAGTTCGATGTATTCTTTTTCCGGGATTGCGTTGGCCTCCCGGGCCGCCTGCAGCGCCTTGAGATCGGTAAGGTACTGTTTATTCACGCCGGTCAAACGCTCGCGCACAGCTTCCAGCGCCTGGGCCGCCGGGCCAAAAGCAGCCGCCTGATCATCTGTCGCGTTGCGCTTTTGAAACTTCTCTGTTTCCTCACCGATTTTTTTGATAACGTTCAGACGATCGATCAATACATCGGTTTCGCTCTTTCCTTTACCGGGCGCGTAATCGCCGGTGCGATTATTGATATCATTCAACAGCGCAGACGCCGCTTTCAGTTGATCGAGAACTGGCAGATCCTTTTCCGCCTTGTCCTTCGGGGTGCCAAGCTTTTGCAACTGGATAAGTTTTTCATTTCTGTCAATCTGTTGGTCCAACCCTTTGATAATGCGGTCGTGCGCTTCATCAAAGGACTCGACCGCTTTCTCTGCTGATTCCTTGGCCCTATCACCCCACAGAAGCCAGGCAGTCACGCCAATGCCGAGCAGGCCAGTGATGATGCCGATGGGGCCGCCAAGAAAGCGCAGTGCAGTCGTGAGGGTGCCGGTTGCAACGGCGGTGCGTCCGGTGGCGCCGGCGAGTCCAGCTTGCGCAGCGGACTGCGCAATAGTTGCCTCGGTGTTCAGCGCGCTCGCGGCAGTGTGTGCGGCGGTTGCGGCGGTGATCTGCGCCTCCACTCGCGTTTGAGCGATACCCAATGCCGCAAGTTCGGCCATGGCGGCTGCGCGAGCCGTTTCGGCCACACCCAACTCTGCGGTCGATAATCTCAAGATGCGCAGCGCGTAGCTTTGGGCGCCTGCAGCCGACGCAGCCGCAATGGCGGCTTCAGCCGACGCAATCGCAGAGCGAGCCTGGGTCAGCTGCGCGACTGCGCTCTCGCGAATAGCGATGATCTCCGAACGCTGGGCTACCAGCCCCGCCAACACGGCTTCAGTTTCCACGAGCTTCGCCGCGGTGGACGCAACGGTCGCAGCGGTGCTGGCGACCATGGCTTCGGCGCGCGCCACCAGCGCAGCCTTTTCGGCTACTACTAAAGCGGCCAGTTCGGCGTTCGCTGCAAGGTAGGCGTTCACGGCAGCCGCGCCGGCGATGAAGTAGCCGGCGATTTTTACCGCGAACAAGCCGCTCATTGCGGCCATCACCACGTCCAGATTCTCAGCCAGAAGCGACAGGCTGCTGGTGAGCAGACGGACCATCCCGTTGGCTTCCGCTTTCACTGCGGTAAGCTCCATCACCTTGTTTTTCAGTACGGTGAAAGCCCCGGAAATGGTCTGAACTTGTTTTGCCTCTTCCCGCAGTTGCTCAAGCGCGTGCGGAAGAACAGTGGACATGATCTTCGATGTAATAGCCCCCTCTTCCGCCATTTTCTTCAGGGCGCCCACTGGGACACCAATACCGTCCGCCAAAGCTTTCATCAGGCGTGGGGCCGCCTCATTCACCGCATTGAATTCTTCGCCGCGCAAGGTGCCAGAGGCGAACGCCTGCGAAAGCTGCAGCATTGCCGAGGCCGACTCGGACGCGGTGGCGCCGGACACTTTCAAGGCCAGGTTGACTACCTCGGTTATCGACGCAACCTGTTTTTGTCCCACGCCCAACTCGCGCGTGCCGTTCGCGATTCGCGCGTACAGCACCCCGGTGGAGGCAAGATCCTGCTGGGACGTGTTCGCGATGCGGCGCACGTCTTCCAGGGCGGCTGCATACTCGCGCGTAGACGTAGTGGCCAGGCGCAGCTGTGCCGTGAACTTCGTGTACTCGTCAGCCATGCGGATGATCGCACCAATGCCGGCGCCGATACCGATCAGCGCCAACGTTTCGGTGAGCTTGCGGGTAGCCGTTTCCAGGCTACTGACTTGGCGCTCTGCCCGGCCGCCGGAGTCCCGCATGCGGTCCATATCCCGAGCGGCGTTGCGCGCCTCCAGCGAATTGATGCGAATTGCGAGGGTAGCGACGTCAACGGTCATGGAAGGCCCAATAGAAATGCCACCTCGTGGGCGGCGTGTAAATCGGTAGAGGCGGCGCGCGGCCGCCCCTATTCGGTGGTAAGGAACACCTGGTCCAGCGCGTCGATGCATTCGCCCTCGAACGGCGAGAGGCGAATGCCGTGGCGCCGCTCCCAGGCCATTATTTGCTCGTCGGAGACGGGATTGGCCGCCATGGCGCCGCACGTTCGCTTGGCGCTGAGTTGGCAGAAGTACTCCCACACGTGCGTGAGCTCGTGCGGGATCGGTGGAGTGTCTAGCTGGGGCGGCGTGATGCCCGTCTGTTCAAGCACGCGCTCCAAGTGCCAGCGCAGCGTCTTGCCGTCCTTCTGCTTGGCGGCCAGCTTGAGCGACGCCTCAGCGTGCTCAAGCAACTGCCGCTTTAGATCGCCAAAAAATTAGCGTCCTTTTCCAGCGCGGCGATGATGGCGTCCTGCCAAGTTGGGAACTTGTCGAACACGGCTTTCAGAAATTCGCCGGTGACTGGTACAGGCTGGCCAGCGCTGACGAAGCCCGGCAGGCCTACGACCACGGCCATGGCGATCTTCTGATTGCGGTCTTCACCCAAGTCGAACAAGGTGCCGGCGCCGGCATCGGTCTTGGCATCGATTTGCTCTTTCTTGGTCTGGCTGCGCTTGATTGCAGTCACCGAAGTAGCGCGGATCACATCGCGATATTGGGTCGAGTTTTTGCTGACGATCTCGAAACCAGCCTTGTGATTGCCATCTTCATCGAACAGTACGCTCACAGTGAACGACTTCTCCACTGGCGCGGCATCGGGTGCCAGCAACAGGGCGATGTCGAAGCCTGCGTCGAGGATCTTGGTTGCGGCGTTGTGGGTGGCGGCAACGGCGGTGGTTTCGGTGGTGGTGATAGCGTTCATGGATATTACCTTTCGTCGGATAAAGAGGTGCCGGTGCCGGCCGCTGCGCCGACGAAGGCGACAGCGTCCGGTCCGTGCTGGGGTGGCTTGCGCCGAAACAGAAATCCCGGCGCGGGGCCGGGTTGGATGGGTTACACCAGGGTCGTGTCTTGCAGCAGGATCGTGGACTTGCCGGCGCCGGAGCCGGCGGCATTCGGGCCGGCCGTGTAGTCGTACTGGCGGATGATTTCCTTGTCGCCCGATTCGCCGCCGCCGAACACTTTCACATACGGCATAGCGATGACGAAGGCGCCGCCGATGCCGTCGTCCAGGCGGTTGACCAGCGAGATGGCCTGTTCCTGGTCGAAGTAGTCGTCCATTTCGCCGTTCTCGTAATACACGCTGATCTGGCCGCTGACGTCGATCATGTCCATGAAGACGTCCGGCGTCACGTTCGCGCCCACCACCTTGCCGACCGACGCATTGCCGTTGATGTCGAGACTGAAGTTGGTGCAGACCTTGGTTGCCTTACCGTTGATGATGGCCAGGCCGGATGGCGTGACCAGCATGTCGCCGCCGCCAGGCGCGGCCGGATTGGTGAAGTACTGGGTGACTTCCTTCTTGCGATCCTGGCCCATGTAGGCGATTTCGGCGCTGACCTTGTCATCGGCGGCCAGGCCGATGTTGATGGATGCCACGCGCTGACCGGTGAAGCGATACGACTCGGACACGGCGCTGTACCACTTTTCGATGGCGTAGCTGTCGTTCGTGTGACCTGTCTCGGGAATGTAGGTGATCTTGCCCGGCACGGCCAGGCCGATGGCGGCGGCGTTGGTAGCGGCCACGACCGACTCGGCCACGGTGATCTCGGTGGCGGTCAGCGCAATGACGGTGTAGAGCTTGCCGTTGTTCGCCGCGGCGCCTGCGGTGAAGCCGGTGAACTTGACCAGCATCCCCAGCGCCAGACCGTCGGTGATCCAGGAGCCGGCCGAGCGCACAAAGTTCGGCGCGCCGACGTTGGCGGTCACGGTCAGGCCGGTCAGCGGCGCCACGGCCGTCCAGTCGCGACGCACTACCGAGGCCAATTCGGAGTCAATCAGGCCCAGGGCCAGCTCGACGCCGATGTTGCCGTCGACGGTGCGACCGCCGTGCCGCGCCATCGGGCGCTGCGCGTTGGTCTGGATGGCGGCGGACTGGATTTTGTTCTTTTTCAACGCGATGCTGTCGCTGACCTTGCGGAACTCGCGCGCGCCAGCGGCTGCTGGCAGCACGCCGAATGCGGTCTCTTTCTTGCGGATGACCTTGGTCAGTACTTGGGTTTGAATTGCCATGGGAATGCCTTTCTTCGGACGAAAAAAAAGCGCCCGAAGGCGCCTGTGGAGGTGTGCGTACTGCGATCAGCTGAAATCGTCAGCAGAATATTTGATGGTGACGGGCGTCATCCAGAAGCCGTTGCCGTCGGGCCGCGAGGCGGCAATCGATGGCGTCTGCATGATCCGGACATTGAGCCCCTGCTTGGTGATGACGGTCGGGCACTTGAACAGCACCTCGATGGCCTTGGCCAGGTCGTCGCCGTCGCCGGTGCCCTCATTCTCTGGCAGGAACACACCTACCTGGTACATACCTTGGTAGCGCCGGTGCTGCGCGCCCTGGCTGGGGTCCAGCGTGCCGGCGGGTATCAGGTCCGCGCGCAGATGGCGCTCGCCCGTGGCCGGTGCCTTGCTGCGATTCTCAAGGAACACCGGCAGCGGCGGCACCTGCGCGCTGGCCCAGGCCTTGAGGTGCCCTTCGAGCGCCGAGCGAATAATCTTGTTGCTCATTGCAGTCCTCGCACGTAGTTTTCCAGCGCCGCCGGCAGGTTGGCCAGGGTGACGCGCACCATGCCGCTGGGCGCTTGCTGGCTGTAGCCGTATTCGAGCTTGCCCGCGTACGGCAGATTGTTCACCACCCACACCTCGCCGCCGGCCTTCACGCCGACGGTCTGTCCTGCGATGCGAGCGATTGCCGCTGCGCCGGACGTATCGAGCGTGGGCAGCACGCCCTGCGGCAGTACCTTGCCAAACTGCCAGTTCCCACGGAACCGGCCGGTGTCCACCGGACTGCCCATCACCACTCCCTGCGCCACCAGCACGATGGCCATGCGGTGGGCTTTGTCGATGTTTCCGCCGGTGTGGCGGATGAAGTTGGTCAGGTCAGCGCTGAACGATCCGGCCATCAGTTGCCTCGCAGTTGCAGGGTGTAGAGAATCACGACGTCGGTCGGCTCGAGCTTGGCGACGTTGTGAATCGCGAACTTGGCGCCGTTGATCAGCACCAGGTCGCCGGCGGTCGGCTCCGGGAGCGGCTGGCCGTTCAGCTGCAGCGGCGAAAGCAGCATCTCCTGGTCACCGGACTGGATCAGCTTGCCGTCGATGCGCTCGGCCACGTAGCCAAACTTGACGCCAACGGCCGTGTAGTCGTTGACCACCTGCTCGGGCTTGCCCGTGTCCGGATCATCGTCGCCGAGCACGATGCGGCGCAGCGTGACCGTGGCGCCCTTTTTGCGCAGCTTGACGTCGGTCTCGCGGGCTTTCTTGGCGTAGTCAGTCATGTGGGCGCCTGGAGGTAGTCGTGCAGCGGCGTTTTCGCGAAGCGCACCGCCTTGATGGTGGGCTTGCCGTCGATAAGCGCGCGCAGCACACGGTGCCAGCCGTCCATGATGAAGCCCTCTTCGCAGAGGATGATTGGGTAGCTGGTATCCACATCCAGCGCGCGGCGCATGTGGAAGGCCATGCCATAGGCCGAACCGGTCGGCGTCCAGACATCAACGCCAGCATAGATCGCCGCCAGCGGCAAGTCGAATGGCTCGATTTCCTTGGCGCGCGCCACCAAGTTGGTGACAGTCCAAACCTTGCCGCCGGAGGTGTAGGTATTCTCGTGCACGGCGCAGCCTTCAATTTGAACAACAGGGTATTTGCTCATCCCCGCACCAATTTGATTATGCCGCCGCCACCGGCCGCGCCGAAGAAAGGCGCCAGCGCGGCATCGACGGCCACGAAGCGCTCGCGCGCCTCGGTCGTGTTCTGAAAATATTCCGTTTCGAGCGGCCCGGTCTTGTCGCGCTTCACGACATTCGAGCCGGTGTCGAGGTCGGGCATCAGCTGCTCGCCGCGCCCGGCACGCGCCGCCAGGTCGATACAGGCGCTGACCACCTCTGGCGGAACGACATCGCTGCGCACCGGCCAGCGGTCCACGCACACGTCGTAGCGCGGCCAGTCCAGCGCCTGCGTCTGGTACACGCGCTGGCCAGCCCACCGCAGGCGGTAGTTCGTGCGCATGAAGCGTGTCGCATTGCGGAGCGCGATTTCCTTCTCGGCCTCGTCCAGCGGCGCCCAGTCAGTGATGCCAAGGTCGGCCAGCTGGCGATCAGCCTCCGCCACACTTGCGTAGCTGTCAGCATCCGGCAGCCCGCCCCCTGTTTCTACAGTTAGCATTTTTTGCCCAGTCAATTAGGTTGCCGTTACGGTACCGGTCAGCATGCGTGTACCGAGACCGGATTCGGTGCTGGTATAAATGGCCATGAATTTTCCGCTTGCGAACATACCGATGATGGACATATAAACCCCCTCGCCGGCGCTGAGCTGGTTGCTGGCATCAGTCCACAGCTGCTGCCAGTCGGTACCGTTGGGGCCGATCCAGATCGTCGGCGTCGCGCTGGATGCCCCCAGGCTGTTGGTGTTCGCGTCGAGGTTTGCAGACGTAAAGCATGGCTCGCCCCCCTTTACTTGGGTGATGCCATTCCCGATCGTACGCACGTCGCCGGTACCCACTGGTACGGTCCAATGCATCGCGTTGAACTGGCGGTAGCCGGTACGTCCGTACACCATGATGGCGTATGGTCGCGCGTCTGGCGAGAAAATCAAGCTGCCGTCATCGGCGCAGCGGATGCCCGTGTACTGCATCGAATCGCCGGCTGCGAACGGGTATTGCGGTGGCGACGGGAGGAAACCGACACTCATATCCTCAAGGTTCACATACGCCACCTGAAGATTGCCAGTACCGGCGATAGCTGGGCCGTTGCCAGTATTGTCGCCATAGCTGAGATAGACACGATTATCCAACGCCGAAGCGCAGCAACCGTGCCAATGCACGCCGATAGGGTTCGTGTAACCCAAATTCAGCAGGTTCATCAGGTCGGCCCAGGTCTCGCCGTGGTCAAAACTGATGTAGCTCTGAATAGCACGTTGCGAGTTGTCGCCTGTCGATTGCGTCTGCTGACCGTATTGGTTGGTCACGATCACGCCACTCGGGGTGGTGCAGCCGTTGTTGAACGACCATTGCGACGCGATGCCAGCATTTGCGGCGGACACCGTTTTTTTCAGCGCAAAGGTTGCCGTCACCTTGTTTGCCGACCAGCCCGTCGATTTGTAAATCAGCAGCGTTCCCGAAGACCCTGGGCTGGCACTATCACTACACAGTAGCAACAGCTCGCCGTCATAAGTCTCGATGATGCCCTGCGTTTTTTGCGGCGGCTTGTTGTTGAGGAACGTCCACGTCGCGGTCTCGTCCAGCGAGAAGCACAGCGCGTTATCGCTGGCACGCCGGCCATACGCCAGATTTCCCGAACGGCTAATCATCTGCGGGATGATCGCAGGAACGGCGGCCAAAACAGG